AGCATTGAAACACTCATGGCTAAAGCTGAGTTGGAAGCACGTTGGCAATTTAACATACCTAGCGTGATGCGTAAGGTTGAGGGTGTGTCTGGTGGTCAGCTTATCGAAGTAGGCGCAAGACCAAACACAGGCAAGACATCCTTCCATGCCAGCTTGATTGCTGCGCCGGGTGGGTTTGCACATCAAGGTGCTAAGTGCATCATCCTGTGTAACGAAGAGCCTACTCACCGTGTTGGTGCTAGATACTTGACTGCTGCTGCAGGCATGACTGCTCGTGAGGTACGTGATAACCTTAGTAAAGCTAGAGCATTGTATGAGCCTGTAATGAATAACATTAAGATTAAGGAAGCAGGTGGTCGTGACATGGCATGGGTAGAGTCCGTATGTAAATCATACAAGCCCGACATACTTGTGCTTGACATGGGTGATAAGTTTGTTGTTAACGGTAGCTATGCCAGAGAAGACCAAGCACTTGCTGCTTGTGCTATCTACGCTAGGCAGATTGCCAAGACATACGACTGTGCTGTGTTCTATATGTCACAGTTATCTGCAGAGGCAGAGGGTAGGTCACAGCTTAACCAGTCTATGATGCAGGGTTCACGAACAGGTAAGGCAGCAGAAGCTGACCTGATGATACTGATTGGCAAATCACCTAGTGTGGAAGGTCAAGAGGAAGACAGCCCACTACGTCATATCAACATCGTGAAGAACAAGCTGAATGGTTGGCACGGTATGGTGAACGTAGACCTTAACTACCAGACAGCGAGGTATGAGGGATGACAACTAAACAATTTAATGAAGCCTTGCACGGCAAGCACGATAAGCCTGCACGTGTGAGGACAATGGAGTACATGCAGATAAAAGGGTATGAGATATGGGAGAACCCTAATCCATATGGGCAAGACTTAATTGCTGAAGGCAGCAAGGGTAAGTTCTATGTGGAGTGTGAGGTAAAGACAGTATGGAAGGGTGAGGTGTTTCCTTATGAGACAGTTCAACTACCACAACGAAAGAGTAAGTTCTTTACATCACCTACATTGTTCTTCATATGGAATAATGAATTGTCTAATGCACTTATGTTTAAGTCAGAGGACATTAAAGACTTGACACCAGTAGAGGTACGTAATAAATATGTAGCTTCTGGTGAGATGTTCTACCAGATTCCTCTAACCCTGACAGGAAAAGTAAGGATGAACAGATATGAAACTAACACTTGATGTAGAGAACACGACTACCAAACGTGACGGTAAGTTACACCTTGACCCATTTGAGCCTGACAACTCACTGACTATGGTAGGTGTACTGACTGACCAAGGACATGAGCAGCACTTTCCTTTTGACCATGCTGATGTTCCTAATCAACCTGACTACCATGAGCGTGTGCAGTGGTATCTTGACCAAGCTACTGTACTTATCTGTCACAACGTGGCACATGATTTGCTATGGCTATGGGAGTCAGGCTTCAAGTATGATGGTGCAGTGTTTGATACTATGCTTGTCGAGTACGTCTTGCAGCGAGGTATCAAAGAACCACTATCTCTTGAGGCTTGTGCAGAACGCTATGAGTTAGATACGAAGAAGCAGGACACACTGAAGGAGTACTTCAAGAAGGGTTATAGTACACGAGACATACCATACAACGAGTTGTGTGAGTATCTATCTGCTGACCTTCATGCTACACAGCAGCTTGCTGATAAGCTATGGCAGCGTCTTAATACTGTAGCCGATGCTGGCTTGCTATCTACTGCACGACTGACTAATCGTGTAGCCAAGTGCCTGACTAAGATATATCAGACAGGCTTTGCTGTTGACTTGTCTAAGCTAGATGAGGTGCGGCAAGAGTTTGAACAGGAGAAGCAACAGCTAATCTCTGACCTACAGGCTCATGTACGTAGGGTTATGGGTGACACACCTATCAACCTCAACAGTCCAGAGCAGTTGTCTTGGGTTATCTATAGCCGCAAGGTGACAGACAAACCATATTGGGGTAATGCTATTGACCCTTATATGTCAGACGCAGACTTCCGCAGCTTGATTGCTGGCGGCACAGAACGTCTGTACAAAACGGTAGCACAACAGTGCCAGACTTGTAACGGCACAGGACAGATACGAAAGGTAAAGAAAGATGGAACACCATTTGCCAATACTAATAAATGTCAGACCTGTAGTGGGGATGGTTATCTGCTTAGTAATACTATGGATGTGGCTGGACTAAAGTTCAAACCACCTTCACCTAAGTGGGCTAGTGCAAATGGTTTCAGTACCAGCAAACAGAACCTTGAGATACTAGAGTCTGCTGCCAAGCAGCGTGGCATGACTGATGCCGTTGACTTCTTGTACAAGGTACGTAGGCTTAGTGCAGTTGATACATACCTATCATCATTCGTTGAGGGTATCAGCAACTACACAAAGCAGGATGGCAAGTTGCATGTGCGGTTACTACAACATCGCACATCTACTGGTCGCTTCTCTGGTGCTGACCCTAACATGCAGAACATGCCACGTGGCGGTACGTTCCCTGTAAAGAAAGTGTTTGTGTCACGATTCGATGGCGGTAAGGTAATGGAAGCTGACTTTGCACAGCTTGAGTTTCGTGCTGCCGCTTACTTATCACAGGATGAGGTAGCAATTGAAGAAGTATCTACTGGGTTTGATGTACATGCATATACCGCTAAAGTTATTACCGATGCTGGTCAGCCTACGTCTCGCCAAGATGCGAAGGCTCACACGTTTGCACCACTCTACGGCGCAACAGGATTCGGTAGAACCAAAGCAGAAGCAGCGTACTACGAACACTTCAACAGCAAATACAAAGGGGTCGCAGCTTGGCATACCAGACTGGCTAAAGAAGCTGTAACCACACAAAAGATTACCACGCCCAGTGGTCGTGAGTTTGCGTTCCCGGATGTGGTACGTAAATCTACTGGACGTGTATCACACTTTACACAGATTAAGAATTACCCTGTGCAGTCATTCGCTACAGCGGATATTGTTCCGATTGCTTTGTTGCACATTGATGAGTTGCTAAAGGGTATGCAATCGTGTATAGTGAACTCAGTTCACGACAGTATCGTTATTGATGTACATCCTGACGAAGAAGCGCAGGTTATCAACATCATAGACGCTACTAATAAAGCACTACCTGAACTCATCACCCTACGTTGGGGTGTTGATTTCAATGTTCCTCTATTATTAGAGGCAAAAATAGGTCCGAATTGGCTTGACGTTAAGGACGTAACCTGATATAACTATGCATCTTACAACTGAAAAGGAGTTAATAAACATGAACGACATTACAACGATTGATACAAGTAACTATGCTGAGATGGCAAAGGCTATGGGTCTTGCAAACGAGGCACCCGCACAGAAGAAACAAGGCATGTTCCTTGCTCGACTGCGCATCAACCACACACCTATCCTTGGGTCAGATACCATCAAGGTTAAGGGTGGCACATACAAGCTAGAGATTCCTGATGGCCCTACGTACTACGCAGAGTCAGCAGTAATGCGTCCATTCCTACAACGCTTCATGTACAAGAAGTTCATCATGGGCAGCGGTGGAAAACCTAATCGTTACGTCAAGACTGTTATGGCTGATACGCTTAACATGGACTTGAAGGATAACGATGGTGGCTTTAACTGTGGTAAACCTTCTGGTTGGATTGAGGATTTCAAGTCCTTGCCAGACGCAACCAAAGAACTCATCCGTTCAATCAAGCGTGTACGAGTTGTGCTTGGTACAGTTGAGTTGGTTAATCCAAAGGATGCAGATGGTAAGCCTGTGGAACTAGAAGCAACCCCATTCATCTGGGAAGTTGAGAACCGTGATGCCTTCAAGACTATTGGCGGTGTCTTCACACAGCTTGCCAAGATGAAGCGTCTACCTGTGCAGCACAATGTTACGTTGAATACTGAAGAGCGTAAGCTGCCTAATGGTAGTAGTTTCTATCTGCCTAACACATCCTTGGACGTTACTAACAGCGTTGAACTTACACAGGATGACCAAGAGAAGTTTGCTGACTTCATGTCTTGGGTGACTAACTACAACGAGTACATCATCAATTCTTATGCAGAGAAAGCCTCAAGCAAGAATGATATGGACTTAGACGAGGTAGACATTGACGGTGTGGTTGATGTTGAGTTTGAAGAAGAGGTAGCGTAATGAACCACCCTGCTGAACTGGCACTGCATCAGTATCTTGAGAACGCCGTAACAGGCAAATCAAGTATGTCACAAGACACAATCAAACAGATTGGTGACGATGTGATGGCTGCTGCACAACGCCAGTTTGGTGGGGGTAATAAGCGTGACAAGTTTGGTCTACGTATGTCAAACGTAGGTAGGCCAACCTGTCAACTCTGGTATGATAAGAACAAGCCAGAGGTAGCGTTACCCTTTCCAACAACATTCGTAATGAACATGATGATTGGCGATATTGTCGAGGCTGTGTTCAAAGGTATACTCAAGGAAGCAGGAGTTAAATATGAGGACACGGACAAGGTTACTCTTGACCTTGGTGACGATAGTGTTTCTGGTTCTTATGACCTTATCGTTGATGGTGCAGTTGATGATATTAAATCAGCTTCAGACTGGTCATACAGAAACAAGTTTGAATCCTATGACACCCTTGCAAGTGGTGATGGGTTTGGATACGTAGCACAGCTTGCTGGTTACGCCAAAGCTGCAGGCAAGAAGGTAGGTGGCTGGTGGGTAGTGAACAAGGCCAACGGTCAGTTCAAGTATGTACCAGCTACAGGGTTAGATATGGATACAGAAGTATCTAAGATCAAAGCTACAGTAGATAAAGTAAAGGAGAACAAGTTTGAAAGATGTTTTGAACCAGTGCCTGAGACTTTTCGTGGCAAGCCCACAGGTAATAAAGTCCTTAATGACGGATGTAAATTCTGCAATTACCGTTTTGATTGTTGGGATAATATTACTGAGCGTCCTGCTGTAAAGTCACAGGCTAAGAATCCACCAATGATAAGTTACATTGGAGATGTCATTGCCTAACGCAAAACAATTTAGGGCAGCACGAAAGTATGGCTATCGTAGCGGTCTGGAACTAAAGGTATCTGACTACCTAACCGAACTCAAAGTAGACTTCTTGTATGAGCAAGTAAAGATTGAGTGGGAAGACCTAGCGTACAGAACCTACACACCAGACTTCGTGCTGTCCAATGGCATCATTATTGAAACAAAGGGTATGTTCACCGCAGCAGATAGACGTAAGCATCTGGCTATTAAAAAGCAGCATCCTAACTTGGATATTCGTTTTGTGTTTGAAAGTAGCAGACGCAAGTTACGTAAGGGTGCTAAGTCTACCTACGGTGAATGGTGTATTAAGTATGGCTTTAGATACTATGACAGGATCATTCCTGAAGATTGGTTGAAGGAGAAGGGCAAGAACAAGCACCCAAAGTTTATTAAGTTTGGCGGCACAAAAGTGAAAAGGAGATAACTATGAATATGATGGAGAAACTAGCTGAAGAAGTAAATGAGGAAGACTTCCTTATCCGTGTCAGGCCATTTGCAAATGACGATGGTAGGTGGTCAGGTGAAGTTGACATATCTATTATGGCTATGCCAGACAACCCTATGGATGACGAAGACTATTATCAGGTGATGCACTTTGCTAAGATGATGTGTGCTTCCGTTCCTGTAATGGAAGAAGTAGAAGAACTACGCAATATTGTACACGAATATGTAACAAAAGTTATTGACACGGAGATGGATATTGATGTAGAACTAGAGGAAGAAGCAGGTGTAGAAAAGACCTATGACGGTAACGTAGTACACCTATCCTTTAGCACAAAGACAGGGGGTTCAGCATGAGACATGATGCATTTATGAAGAAGATGGAAGAAGCAGAACAGGCAGGCAAGGTGGCTTGGGGTAATGTTGATATGGTCAACAGTCCACCCCACTATAACCAGACAGGTATTGAATGTATTCATGCTATCTCTGCTGCCACTGGTGATGGGTTCAAGTATTATCTGCAGGGTAACATTATGAAATACCTGTGGCGTTTCGATTACAAAGACAAACCACTAGAAGACTTGAAGAAAGCACAGTGGTATCTGGACAAGTTGATTGAAGAGGTAATGGCAAGTGATAAGAGTTAAAATGTTTATTACCCTTGATATAGATGAAGAAGAATACCCTATCCCCGCTGATGGTAGAGTAGGTGAGGAGTTAGAAGACGGCATACAAGAATACTTCTATGACATAGAAGGTGCCACCATCAGAAACATTAGAACAGTAACGGAGTAAAGAGATG